CGGAATAATGTTTCTTGGGCGCGAATAGGCATTTTGCGACAGCCAATACGACCATCATTGAATTTAGATTTACGCTGAGGATTTTCGTTATCGCCCTCACGGACTTTGTACACAATTTCGTGGAATGAGAAACCAAAGACCAGCATTGAAAGCATTTGAGATAAGGCAGAGTCCCAAGACTCGCTCATATCGTGTAAACAAGATTCTACGAATACCGCTACTTCTTTATCTTCAGGAGAAATGTCTCCGTCTTTAGAATCATCTGAAAAAGGGTCTACACGCCATTCAAGGCGAGTGATAACTTTCTCGATTGCGAATAGCATTGAGCCGATGGTCGGGTCATTGTCCGCCATCTCTCGATAGATTCTTGTTCCGCGTTGTCCGCGGAGATTAACTAAAAATTCTTCAAAAATTGTGCCGCCTGAACGACGCAGACCAGTAGAGCCAAACTCTTGTAAATCAGGCGTTATTTTCTCAGCCATTTAATCCTCTACTCTTTAGTTGCTAATCCGACGACGATTGCTATTGCCTGTTCTTCGTTGAATCCCGCTCTTAATAACTCCGAAAATACTTCGTGAGTTTGAATTGCGAAAGCCCCTAAAACAGACACGACACCCTCACGATTGGGCGAAAGGTTATCGTACACCCGTCGATTATACCGTTAAGCGGATTTAGGCTTTTTTATTCGCCGTCTAGGACAAATTCAAAAGAGTTAATTCTTTTGGCAGTTATTCCTAAAGCAGATTTCAAAGCCAAATCTCTATCGCCAACTTGAGCAAAGAGACGATTTTCTAGTTCGCCACCGATTGCGTCAAAGCGTCGGAAGTAGATGTTGTACGGCAAAGCATCCTGCTGAATGTTTAACTCAATCTCAACATACTCTTTTAGAGCAATCTCTTGAGATACAAATGGTTTTCCATTCGAATCAACAACAACTTTTGAACCTGCTAATTCCTTTGTGAAGAAATCAGTCCACGCCATTTACAACCCCTTTCGAGAGTTTATCAACCCCAATAATACTACATCAGGGTTAGAAAGGCGCAATGTCAGATAAAGGCACACTCCAAGGGTCTGAAGGTTGATTTGTATTGGCTGTCTCTGTGCGGGTGCCGTTGCTTACTTGAGCGACTGTGTGGCGCTTCATGTCGATGCCTAGGTTCCAAGCGGTGACCACAATCTTTGAGCGCTTAGCGCCCGTGACCTTATCGTCCCAATTTTCTTGAAGTGCGGTGCCTACAACAATTACCGACATTCCCTTGCCTAAAGAATCTGCACAGTTCTCAGCAATCTTGCCCCATGCTTTTACATCCCAAAAAGTTGTATCTATATTTTCCCAAGTGCCATCAGGTTTCTTACTGGACTTAGATGTAACTACTGTGAATACTGCTAAGGCTTTACCGTTTGGAGTAAATCTTAGTTCAGGGTCATTGACTATATTTCCTGTGATTGTTATTGGTGCGCTCATGCTACTTGCCTCTCATTCGTTATTGGTTTGGCGATTATGTTTAGTTGTTTTCTTATTCTGTCGCGTTCTTTATTGGATTTTCCACCCCAAATGCCGACTACTTTGTAATGTAACGCATAGGTCAGACATTCTTCTTTCCAGTAGCATCCATTACAAATCCTCTTGGCTTGCTTGTTCTCTTCCGTTATCTGATTCTTCTCGGGAAAGAAATAAATCGTGTCTATCCCCCAACAACTCGCTCCCTGAAAATTCCAAGGCATCACTATTTTCATCAAGTTCCTCTCCGACAATTAAACGATTAGGGGAAGTAGCATCTAACTTAGCCACAATTCTTCCGTTTCGCCATACCTTGCCAGCAACTACACCATCATAAAAACTAGGCTTAGGCTGTACTAGAGAGTCACACTCTTCCCAAAAAATACATCGGGAACAATAATTTAATGCGGGTTGTGCTAAATCTAAATTGAATTGGTCAAAGAGCCAGGGGTCAGCATCACGGCACGGCGCTTTAGATACAAATGAACCCATGTTGTAATTTTAGCGCGAGGTTTCATCATTGTTATTTATTTCGGGGGTCTTGCGTGTCGCCCAATCCCCGTAGCGCTCGCGTATCAATGCGTTAAGTAAATTGATTCTTTCTTCTTCGTCCTTGGGTCTAGTTGTCTCTGAGTCCGACATCATCGTTGCCCTCCCAATTTTTTAATCCGTGGTGAACTAAACCAAGATGTCGCCAATCAGGATTTTGGTCATCGGCAAGAGTCAGGGTCCAGTAATCCTTATCGCCTTCGCCCATCCATTCAGATACTAAAACCCATCCCGTACAGATAGCAGGTTCAACAAAGGCGATGCGCCCGATTTCGGCGAGCGCATCGTCTATTGCTGAAGGCTTCTTTTGTTCTTCTTCATTTCCCATTTAGGGAGGTTAATACCAAAAGTTAGAACTCCAAAAGCGCCACGCCGAGCAGGGATTCGAATATCGATGTTCGATATAAACAAGTCCTCGGGTTACTTGGTCCTCGACTGATAAGTCAGGGTCAAGTCCGAGTATTTGTGGAATTCCGCCAGCATGAAGTTTTTCTCCATTTTGGTAGACGGGTGTTTTGTTGTAAGCGCTTGGACGCCAGTTTGATTCCTTGGTCCAAAGCGATAGCAAACATTCCCATTGAGCGGGAGTATCCCAACCATAAGCACCGAGACTTTTCTTAGCGAACTCTTTAGATGCTTCAGGAGTGCGTTCAGTAAGTATTGGTTTGATGATTACTTGAGCCGCTTGGGCTGGTTCGTCAGGTGGGATGTGGAATGGATTTAGAAGTATAAATCCGATAATGAATAAGGCGACTGGAACTGGTTTCGAAATAACTTTTTCATAGAATCGCATATTCCTCCATAGTTAGGAGTGAACATTCATTCGCTACTGGATGTAGCGCTCTTCTGTTGTCGGTATCTGACCGACCTCACTTTGGCGAGTAGGTGTTTTGCGAACCTGTTAAAAGGGTACATCATCAAGATGAATGAGTGTCAAGGGTAGGCGCTCGGTGGCGGAGCGATGAAAGTCACGCTAGAGAGAGGACGGACGCGTGACAGGCGCTACTACGCCACCGAACTATTGGGTACCCGCGTAAATGATACCCCACACATAACCATGAAAGGTTAGAAAATGGTTATGTGGTTCATCCCGCCAATCTAAGAAGAGACCGACGGGATGAATTTTGTTAGTTACTTAGTCAAGGCGACTGCCAGCGCTCGCTTCGATTCCGTATTTTCCAAGCACTTGAGCAAACGCTCCAGCAAACGCACTCTTACGGTCTACGCTCTGTCCGAATTCACGAACCCAAATCTCGTAACCACCGTAATAACCTTTGCTACCAATCTCTTGAGACTTTAACCAATTCACAAACGCACCTCGCGCTGGTGAAATGTTTACCCAAGCGAATCCGCAAAGACCGTCAAGAATGTAAGTTTTTTTCTTGAAGTCAATATCATTTCCAAGTGGAGTAGTCGGTGAACCAACTACAAACTTTGGAGTATCTGCATCTTTGCCAGCCGCTAGACCAGCCTCGTATGCTTCAACATAAATGCGCTTACATTGAGTTTTTGTAAGAGCCTTTTTCTTTTCGATGACTGAAGTTGTCATTTGTATCCCCTCTCTTGGTTACAAAGTAAGTATATCAAACCCTAGTTAGTTATGCAACTACCTTTGCTTGGTTTTTAATTTGTTGTTCTTGGCACTCTCCATAAAGTTTATGGTTTGTTTGACGATTGATTACATAGGTCCCACACTCTTTGCAGACTGCTGAGTATCTTTCCATTTAGATTTCCTCTCTCACAGTAAATGCCTTGATGATGTATTCCTTGTATCCAGCGGCGATGTACTTTTCACCAAACTGCTTTGCAATCTCTCTCTTGGCGAAGAAATACTTTTCTTTCCAGCCAACAATCTCTACTTCGTAAATTGTCATTTCCGTTCCCTTTCTCTCGGTTACAGGATAAGTATATCCTACTGGGGTTAGGAATTCAACTTAAACCGCGCCAATTTTCTAGCCTTAGCCGATTCAGCCTGTTCTGCGAGCGCTTTGTCCAACTGCGCCCTGCGGATAGCCCGTAATGAGCCTTCAGAGACCCGTAGGGGCTTGTTACGCCTTAGCCATGATGGAAGTATCACCCGAACCACCTACCGCTCTCTATTGACCCTACAATCCCGAAAATAAGCAGGATGCCTCCCAGGAACACGCAAGCCTCAAGATTCTCCGCCCAACTGCGTCCCTTGGAACTCAATCGGATTCCCTTCTTGAGCAATCGACCTTCTATGAAACCGATGTCCTCATTGATAGTTTTCATGCTGTCCTCTCTTTGATTTGTCGAACTACACCGAAAGCCTGAAGTGAAGCATCAGCCTCACACCTAAAGCAATAGGTTTTTCCTTTAACCATCGTCAGTCTTAACTCGCTACCGCAAGTGAAGCATTTCATTTTTTCTCCTCCCATATAACTTCTGTCTCACCGCGGACTGTAAGTAGTGCCACGATGTCTGACTTAGGAATCTTCCTCTCCAAGATGATTCCCTTCTTGCCAAATCGATTGGCAAAGAATTCTGCTTTGGATTTATCTAGTGTCCAAGATAATCCGTTCTCGTTTAAGAATTCTTGGCAACCTCTGTAAATAGTTACCTCTTCAGGAAGCAAGCGCAAGGATTCTTTATCCTCGTCATTCATCATGTCGTTACGGTCTCCACGGTCAGCGGAAAGTAATTTCTTCCAATCCTTTAGATAGGCATACTGGTTTTCTGTATCTATCCAAACCTGAGTAAGTAATTGCCAGTAATTAACAATGCCTAATTGCTTCTCGATTTTCTTGAACGCTTCAACTCTGTATGGGCGCTCATGTAAAAATACATATTGGCTGTAATTCCAAGAGCCAAGCGCTTCTTTGACTGCTTTTAATTTTTGGGCATACTGAGCATTAGCGCTACCGTTTGAACGGAATGGCACTTGATAAACAAGTGGATGGCGCAACATTTCCCATTCACCCTTACTTCTTTCCATATATGGAACAAGGTCAGGATGAAGTGGCTCGCTATGTTCAGCGACTATCTGAGCCATTAAATCTTCTACTTGGTTCATTGGTTCCCCCTCTTCTTGTACTTATTCTGAAGTATTTTCAACTGCTGGTCAAATGACACGCCGTTCTTCTCTGCAAGACTTTGGCAGATGATGTCCGCCTTTTCTTTGGCTTTAGCAATCTCTTGCTCTTGCTCCAAGATTGATTCAGCGCTGTGTGGTGTTCCGTCGTAGTAGTGAGTGACCA